GGATATGAAGCACCGTTGTTGTATTCGCCTAAGTAGTTTGGGTACTGGCCATCTTGTCCTGCTGGGCCAGATCCTCCTGAAGAACTGAGTGATCCATCACCCATTAAAAATTGAGAGGAGTTGCCTGGAAAAGTTATGCCAGCTGTCGATGTAAATGTAAATGGCATATTAGCGCTCCAAAATTAATACTGCTACTGTTGATGTTCCAACTGCATAAATCTGATGGTTAGGTGCTAAGTCTGCACTCCAAATTTGTCCAGCCGCTAATTTAATTCCGTAGTTAGATGATGTGACTGATGCGTTACCGATATAAATTGGGGCGGAAGCATCTGTGTTTTGTACTGATATAGTATTTGCAGTATCAATAGAGTCGTCAATTGTTAACTCTTGAGCTGTTGATGTTAAAGTTAAATTCCGTGTGCGTAGCATGTTTACTCCTAATGTTGGGGGATTCCCACATATAAATTATACCCTATTTGGGATTATCTGTCTTATAAAAGCCATTACCTTTAAACTGTACACCAAATGGTGTAAAGTGTCTTGTCATTCCCGCCTCGCATTCAACACAAGTGTATCCTGGATCTTCATCCATAATTGATCTATGAGTTGACATCGTTGGATGTGCATCATCATATGAGCATTTGTATTCGTATACTGGCATTACCTATCCTTAAATTTTAGTGAGCAGTTTGAGGACGTACTCAGGTCCATCCTGCGGGTAACGGCCCGCTATCTGCGACTCCCCGATTAAGGGGTGCAGAGTTCAATTATACTATTTCTTTCTCTTATTTGCACTAGGTGCGACTACTTCATCTGGTGTAAATGAATCCATAATGTCAAACTTCTTAGGCTTTGCCTCTTCTGGTACATTCCTAATTACAAGTACACGAAGTACTCCATTTTCCATTGTGACTCCTGCTACAATCATATACTCAGATAGAGAGAATGTTCTAGTAAAGTCTCTTGCACCAATTCCCTTATGAATATACTTATTAGAGTCTTCTACTGATGAACCTTTAATTGTTAATACATTCTTTTCTTGTTCAATAGCAATGTCTTCTTTCTTGAATCCCGCTAAAGCAAGCTCAATCATATAAGTATCTTCACTAACCTCTACCAAGTTATATGGTGGATAGTTTGTTGAATTATGCATTACCTTTTCGAGATCTCTAAATTGGCGATCCCAGCCAATAAAAAATGGATCCTTAAAAAGATCCAGTGTGAATGCGGTGTTAACCATGTTATTCCCCTTTCAAGCGAATAAATTAATATACGGACCCTCTATTGAGCAGTCCGTATACTATTATAGCAAAATATTTATATCTTGTCTATTTCTTCTTAGCCCTTACTTTAGCAAGTGCTTCAAAGTCCTTTACCTTGGTATCCCCTAGGTATCCCCAGGCATATCCATCGGCAATCATTTGTTCATTAACTGATACTTTAGATCCATCTAGAAATAGCCATCCAAGGATGCGTCCATATTTCTCAGATGAGTCCATCTTCTCTGTCTTAATGACAACTTCTTTAGCGTCTTTAATCTTAGACTTTACATACTCTTTAGCTTCAAGCCCCAAAACCTTTTCGGCTTTATTAGTTGTTCTGCTTTCTGGAGTATCAATTCCAGCCAGTCTAACTCTTGAACTAAATGATATGTCAAAACCTAGATCAATATCTACGTCTATAGTATCTCCGTCTACTACGTTAGTTACTTTCTTAACATGGTATTCGTACATTACTTCTTCTTTACTGCCGCCTTCTTTACAGGGGCCGCCTTCTTTGCAACTGGCTTGCCAAATGATGGTCTTCCAAATCCGACAATAGCTACTATCTGGCTTCTGCGAAGCTTTGATCCATTCTTCTTCTTATAAGCACGATTCTTAAGGCAACATTCTCCGCCGTTTCTCTGATCGCCTTTTTTATCTCCAGAGGTATTTCCTTCTACAACATCTACTGTACCGTCTGTGTTTACTGCAACAACAATTCCTACGTGAGAAATTCTGTCGACACCATCTGATGGGAAATCAAAATAGGCAATATCCCCAACTGCTGGAGTTGCTACTTCTGCCATCTGCCAGGTTCCTGCTTTAATAAATGCTTGCGCTCCTGCTGGTGTATATACAGTGTTAGGAACTTTTACTCCTGCTTGATCTGCACACCACATAACGAATGATCCGCACCATGGCTGAAAGTTTGCCTTTGCGAACTTACCATACTTTGTTTCATTATCTTTTGGTCCTTCAATAGTTCCAACTTCGGCTAATGCCACTTCTACTAATCTTGCTGCTGATCCTTGTTCTGCTGCCATTTTTTCTCCTTTATTTTAGTTGACTTGTTTATAGTATAGCATTTTTCTTATTTGAGCGGATGATGAGAATCGAACTCACCCCTTCTGCTTGGAAGGCAGAGGCACTACCAATATGCAACATCCGCATTGTGCCCTCGGCAGGAATCGAACCTGCGACGCAGACCTTAGAAGAGTCTCGCTCTATCCCCTGAGCTACGAAGGCCTAGCTTAATCATTTGGAATATCTTGATCTAGATCCATTTCAATCAATCCCATTTCTTTTGCAAGCTTTTGGCCCTCTGGGCTTAAGCTAATAATTGCTTCTAAATCTTCATTGTACTCAATATGGGCAAAACCTTTTTCATACAAACCCATTAAAGACCTATCTACATAGTCTATATGTGATTGCCAAAGCTCGGGAGCTAATTCTTTTGCACTATCACTAATTGAATAAATTATTTCTCCGTTTTCATCAACACCTTCAAAACTTACGGCACCTATTTCTAAGTAGTATGCAAGCCTTGCATCATTTGCTTCGTCTTCTGTCATAGCGTCTCCCTGTGCAACAAGTAGGACTTGAACCTACGATTACCGAATTATGAGTTCGGGGCTTTAACCAACTAAGCTATTGTTGCTTAGGTGTCTATTATAACGTGCCGTCTTCATTTTTGTCAATAGTTTCTTCTACTATTTGCTGAACATAATCTGAAAAATGTTTTCTTATATTCCCCATTGGCCTGTGACCAGCGAGTTTCCATATTCTTTTATATTCTATTACATTAGAAAATGTAGTTGGGCAAATAACTATTCCATTATATTCTTTTAATACAGTAGGTAGCGGTACGTGCTTGCCACAACACTTACATTCTTTTGCTTTTTCTTGATACGTGCTCATATTATTTGCATCCTGTCCATTGCGTCTTTTAAGTTTTCTGGCATTCTCGGAGCCCTAATCATATTATAGGAACTTGTTTCTCCGTCTGCCTCTGTGCCAAAGTCATTGTCGTAACTCATTGATTCGTAGGTGTGTATATTTACTTCTTCATTTGTATCAAACTTACTTCTACTTATTGAGTTATAAATTGCTCCGCATACAGCATCCGCTAAGTCTTTAGATCCCTTTCTTGGGTGGTCTACTCGGTCTCTCATAATTCTTAATTGTAATAGCTCATCAATTAACAAAGGTATGTGTGGACCAACTACTCTTTCTTCGGCCACAATCATTGCCATGTCATCGTAATGCTTTTTAGAGACAGACAGAATTTCTGTATTGATGCCGTATTGTTTTAGTTGTTGCATCATATCATGTGAATTCCATCTGTCAAAGGTACATACACGAATCTTAAACCCTCGTGTTTTTAATGAAAGAATATAGTCTTTAACTTCTGTAAAGTCTACAGACTTATCTTTTGTTGGGGTCCAGAATCTAACGGCATCTATCTCAACAATTGGTGCTGGTTGAGAATAGGTGTCTGTTACTTTTACATTAACCCATCTGTTTACGTGTGCCATTGCAACTGCACAATGGTCATGCTTTTGAGCAAGGTCAACGTGTATAAAATATTCTTTGTCTGGATCTGGTAAAAACCATTCCTCTAGTCTGCCAAAGTTATCTACAGCTAGGTGTGCTTTGTTAAATGCTTTCTCAACTTTTTCTTTTGATTTAAAGAATGCGTCTATAGCATCTGGTGGCATGCAAGCAAAACGTGACAAAGCATCCTGTGGATTTGTAAAGAAGGCAACCTTAAAGTCATCAATCTTTCTTACGGGATTAACTTCCCACGTTGGCCTTCTTAATGCATAGACCCTTGGAATCTTGTATGAAACTATGTGATCCTCTTCCCATTGAATCTCAAACTCATTACCTTGCGTTCCGTCTGGAAGGTCTTCATCCATTTTAAATTGATGATCACGGACTACCGTTTCTACCTCTGCAACAACAGCGTTGTATCTCTGTTGGATATAGTCGTTTTTATATCTAGGAAACGATAGGAGAATAACCTTACCAAAGTCTGGGAATCGAGAGTCTACCGATGCACGGTACATATCATATATCGCCGCACCTGTTTTTGCTTGGTCATGGCCTGTTGTGTTTTCAATTGCAAAGCCAGAGATCTCGTCAAGAATAACAACGATAACGTTATATCCTTCCCAAGCTTCACGCTCAGAGTGACCAGAGTGTACTGTTATTGCTTTATCAAACTTAACTTCCGAGGCCTTGTCGGTATACCAAGGTGACTTTTCAATTCTTGTTTTAAATCCTTTAAAGAATACGTTGCTTGCCTGCTGTGAGTTAATAGCAATGTTAATAATATCAATGCTATCCCCTGGAGGCTTTCCGTAATATGTGGCTGGATCCTTTAAGCACAATAGTAAATATACTATATATGAAGTTGCAATAGTTGAGCAGTAATCTTTTCCTGAGCCTTTACCTAACTGGGCAACTACTTCATTTGCAGTTTGTTTAAATCTTACTCTTCCTTCTTCTTCTCCAAATAATTTGATAAGGGTTGATTCTTTATAGATCTGCGAACTTTTTTCGATAAGCGTGTATTGATAGTCGGAAAGTTCTGGAAGCCCAAGGTATTCTGGACTTCTAACAAACGTTTTAAGATCGACTGGTTTTTCATCGAATTCCTCTCCGTCAAGCATGTCGATAAGGTCACTGAAATCAAACGACATCGGCTTCCTCTACTGGGACTGACTCGATTATTCCAGTTATTTGGGACAATCTCTTTGCTACTTCCATCTTACACTTAGGACATGTTGATGTAGTCTCTTTTAAAATTTTAACAAGAAGGTCTTGCTTGCGCTCTGTCTCTGCAATCTGTGATGCAATTTCATTATTCTCAAGTACGCCAATGGATTGAAGCATTGCAATTCTTTTAGTCTCTATGTCTGCAATAAGCTTTAATGCGCCAGACTTTATTCCAAGTTGGCCTGATTGATCTGCATCTTCTACGGTCTTCCACGCCTCTTTGATA